CCGCATGGCGCGGGAGGCTTACCGCGCATACATGGATTGGGCCGACCGAGATGACCCGTGGCGGCGTGAACACGGAAGCAAATACTACGAGGACGAAGCCATCAAAAAAGCTGCTCTTGCAGCCGCCTCTGCCGAGCGCGAGGCGTGTGCGTTCGACGCCGAATGGTGCATACAGAATCATTTGGAACACCTGATGCCGGAGCGGATTCGCGCAAGGAGGCAAGTATGAGACTCTTCGAAGTTCAGTGGAGCAGTGGTGGCAATATTGACAAAGGAACTGTCATTGTCAAAGCAACCAGCATAGATGAAGCACAAAACAAATTTTGGGCATGGTTGCAAAAGCGCCCTGTATTTGGACATATGTGGCAACTATCGTTTCAGTTTGCAGAAATTGAAGAACCAGAGGTGATTGAATGAGCTACACCCTCTACACCACTCAAATCGAAATCGTTGATGAAACGATGAAGGAAACAGCAGTAGTCATCACTGCCGTTGACGACTGCGCTGCCAATATTGAATTTAGGGCTCTCGCCAACTTCGACAATTGGTATGAGCTAAGCAATGCTATCAAGAGAGCATTGCGCGATATGAAGCTCTATGCTGGTGCCGATGAAGAGGTGAATGTCCAACCTCACGGGTATTGATATGCTGAATACAGAGAGAGACACAACTACTACGGACATGCAGCAAACAAGTTGCGAGAGCAGACTACCTCTCAATCTCCGTCATAGAGCAACTGACTTTTATTACAACCCGCCACAAACCGCTGTCAATTCTGGTGTTGCTAAGCGGAAGTCTTTTCCGCTGCACAAGCTAAGCGAAGCAATCAAGTATGCTGATGAATGCAATTTCGCTATTCGCGAATGGCGAACGGAATACAACCACATCGCCGGGTTGCAGAAGGATGGCAAAGTAAAGGATGTCATCTTTGCATATCTGCACAGTATTGATTTCACCCGTCTAGCTGACATCACAAAGACGCAATACAAAGCTGCCATTGAAGCGTGGCGCAATGTACGCGTAGCTGGCTTAGCTCTGCAACATCACAAGCTTTCCAATCTGGAAACGCCGATGATACAGCGTATGTACGACGAGCAATTAAAAACTACATCAACGTACATGGTCAATGGCAGCATGACGGTCTATCGTGTCATCCTCAACTACGCCATTCGGTGTGGCTATACACGCCATAACCCGTTTGAGAAGGTGAGGAAGAAGACAGTGAAGCATCGCAAGACGATGTGGGAGCGTGATGATGTACGTGCATTCTTGAACGTCTCATTCAGTCGTTGGCAATGGCGCAACGTTGGACTCATCTTCTACATGATTTATGAATGGGGACAGCGTGTCAGCGACATCCTCAAACTCAGATGGGAAAACATCAACTTTGAAACAAACACTGTAACGATTACGCAGAGCAAGCGAGGCGCTACAGTGAAGTTGCCAATCTCTGAAGGGCTTGCTACAATGCTGAAGCAGCAGCAGAAAGACTTCTTTCTTTCACCGCTTGTTGCGCCGCAGATGGTTCGTAGGGCTGGTAAATGGGTGCCATACAGCATTGGTAGCATTAACAGCAATGTCACCGCCATCATGAAGGAAGCAAGGCTCGACAGAGAGCTACAGCTTCGTGATCTTCGTCGCACTGCCATCACTGAAACGATTGAGAATGGTGGTGACTTGTTGACAGTGATGCAGATGAGTGGACACCAGCATGCTGCATCAGTGACGCCATACTTCGTTCACACCCGTAAAGGTGCTGCCAAGGCTCAAGAGATAAGGCAGTTTCCTCAACAACTTATGCCGCAGCAGACATTGCTGCAGAGAGGTACAAGATGACACCGAAGTTTAAGTCTGTTCTTGAATATGCCATCGAAACTGGCATCAAAATTGGGTATGCACGTGCCCATAAGCATAGCGACGAACCCGACGAGCACATCATCCATCGACACATCGAAGAGGCTGTGTGGAATGAACTGTTTGAATGGTTTGATTTCGATGAGAAAGGAATTGAATGAGTGAAATAGAACGTATGTGGACGGCATTAAACCAGAAATTTAATACCAATCGTCAATGGCATTCTCTTGACCCTATGGAGCAGATGTCAATTGTTCAGGCAGTGAATGCCGTTCTTTCAATTATTCATCGACGATAATGAACGAACTTAGAAACGCAGCAATAAGTGTTCTAGATTTTCTAGAGTTTGGTGGAAGACGACATGATCGTGTTCTACACATCGATGCATTACGAGAGGCTTTGAAATATGACATCCCTTCGCAAACTGATTGCAGACAATGTCAACACTTGGATAGGAAGAAAAACTGCGCAAGTGACCGACCTTGCTCCAATGGAGACAGCTTCGTTGCAACAGCGCCCATCCAACTCTTCACTACGAGTGAAGGTGAAGCGATGCCGTGATGTCTTTTGGTATCAACATTACATCGGTGAAACCTTTGTCGTTGTCTATCAAGACTCAGATAGATGGTGGGTGAGAGAGCCTGATGAGTTTGGTTTTCTCAACTTCATTCTCAAAGATGATACCGAAATAGTTTGACATGGCATTTTTACGCACACATCTCTCTTGTGATGAGTGTGGAAGTAGCGATGCACGAAGCGTCAATGTTGACGGCAGCAGCTATTGCTTCTCCTGCAATACTTTCACTCCACCAGATGACGATGTTGTCATCCAATATTCCAAGCCTGTAACGAAGAAAGTGAACATGAATTTCAAGAGTCATTTCGACGACAACGACTCTCCCTCCATCACTACTCGCAGGCTGACGAAGTCTACGGCAGAGCGTTATGGGGTGACGTCAGACAGCAACAATTATTATTTCCCCTATTACGACGACAACGGCACTCTCGTTGCTGCGAAGGTGAGGAACAAGCAAGAGAAGAAGTTTTCCACTGAAGGGGAGTGGACGAAGGCGTCTCTGTTTGGACAACAACTCTTCAGCAACAGTGGCAAGTATGTCACCATCACAGAGGGCGAATTTGACGCTCTGGCGGTGTTTCAGGCGACGGGTAGTAAGTGGCCCTGCGTCAGCATCAGAAACGGCGCTACAGGGGCTCTAAAGGACTGTAGAGCCGCCTATGAGTGGCTCAATAGCTTTGAGAACATCGTTGTCTGCTTCGACAATGATGAGCCGGGTAAGAAGGCAGCGAAGGAAGTTGCTGAACTATTCGGCAGCAAGGCTAAGGTGTACAAGCATGACGTCGATATGAAGGACGCATGCGACTACGTTGCTGCAAATAAAGAAGCCATCTTCGTTCAGCGTTGGTGGAGTGCTGAGTCGTACATTCCAGATGGCATTGTTGCTGGTAATAACTTGTGGGACTTGGTGTCAACGCCACCAGCGCCAGCGCAATGCATGTATCCTTGGGATGGGTTGAATGCGTTGACCTACGGCATTCGTCATGGAGAGCTTGTCACCATCACCGCTGGCAGCGGCTTGGGCAAGTCGCAATTGCTTCGTGAAATTGTTTGGCATCTGCTTCAGAACACCGACGACAACATTGGATTGATGTTCCTTGAGGAAGGCATTCGCAAGACAGGATTGTCTGTGATGTCGCTTGCTGCCAACAAACCTCTGCATTTGCCAGACACTGTGGCAAGCGAAGAAGAGCGTAAGGATGCTTTCGAGCGTACACTTGGCACAGGCAGGCTGTTCTTGTTCGATCACTTCGGCAGCACCAGCACAGACAACATCGTCAACCGTGTTCGCTACATGGCGAAGGCGCTCAATTGCAAATACATTGTGGTTGATCATATCTCTATCATCGTCTCAGCCCAAGACAATGGAGATGAGCGTAAAGCCATTGATGAGATAATGACAAAGCTTCGCATGCTTGTGCAAGAAACTAACGTTGCGTTGTTTGTTGTGTCACACTTGAAGCGTCCGAATGGTGTTGGACATGAAGAAGGCGCTGCAACTTCTCTTGCACAACTTCGTGGCAGTGGCTCCATTGCACAACTCAGTGATATGGTGTTGGGTGCAGAGCGTAATGGGCAAGACGAAGACGCGACTAAGCGTAACACTACATATCTTCGCGTCTTAAAGAATAGATTCAGCGGACTCACAGGGCCTGCATGTTCGTTGCTGTATACCAAAGAGACAGGTCGCATGCTGGAGTACACTCCTGCTCCTGATGATGAGGATGATGTTCTCTAAATGGAACTGCTTGCCAACATCATTC